CTATGCGAGTTCGCTCGCGATCGGGGCGGCATCAGACGGCAAACGGGTGCTGGTGTCGTCGGATTCTTCGCTTGAGAATCCCCAGAAGTAGATCTCACGCGGTGTGCCCTCATTGTCGTGGAGCACGGCGCAGCGGCCGAATCCGCGTTGTGAGGCGAGGTCGCGAATCGCGTCCACATGCGCGCGAGTCAGCACATCAGTGCCCACTCGGGCCCGTGCCTCGTCCGCCGAGACGATCTGTGCGGTTCCGGGCTCAGGGGTCGCGTCCGGTCCGATAACTTTGTCTACGTCGAGAATCGAGTCTGTTCCCTCCTCTTGCACGTAGTCGTCGTCCCAGAGCTCATCGAGGGTGAGCGGTCGCGGCAGCCAGCCTTCTCCCTCGTCGCCGAGCGGTTCGTCCTCCCGCGGCCACCAGTACTCGTCCTTCGCGAAGACCGTTCGGTGCAGCTCGTTCAGAGCCGCATTGAAGTCTTCGCGGTACGGGACGTAGTAGCTCCAGCCTGATGCGTCCACGATGTTGTCCTCCCCGTGCTCTCTGCGTGACCTTGCTTGTCGGAAGCTACCGGAAGCCACTGACACCCCTTTGTCCATGGTGCTCCTGCATCACTTCGCCGGTGTGAGGGGCTGGCCGGCGCAGCTGAGAGGGCGCGTTCTTCGCGCACCTAGGGTCGGGATCATGAGCACCACATGCGAGGATCACCGCCGCGTACGGATTACCGGAGCCCCCGGTGAAGGGGCGGTCATCGAGATCGACGGACACGACGTTGCGTCCGCGGTTGAGGCGTACCGGATCACGCAGACCGTCGACGAGGGGCCCGAGGTCACTCTGTATGTGCAGCAAGGCTGGAAGGGCATGCAGTTCGAGGGGCTGGCCGAGGTACTCGTGGAGCCGGCAGACGTACGGCACGTCGTCATCGGATTCCTCGACAGCGTGGACTGGCGGCAGCTCGATGATGCGGTGCTCGGCCGTAGCGACCTGGACGGGAAGCCGGGCGAGCTGACTCGTGGTGTGCTGGCGCAGCTGAGGGAGTGGGCTGCGGGTGCCGCTTGATCAGACGGGCATAGCCCGGTTCGCGGAGCGTCACCTCATGCCGGACAGGGTGGAGATTACCCGCGGCAGCTGGGAGGACATGCTGGATCCGGAGACTGGTGATCTGGTTCCCGCGCCGCCCTTGCTCGTGTACGCCGACAGTGCTGGCTTGTATGCGCATCAGGAGCGCATCCGCGGCAAGGGAAGCCGCGACGGGGCCTGGGTGGAGGAGGTACGGCCGGGCTACCGGATGCTGCTGCCGCTTGCCGCCCCGGAGGTGCAGGAGGACGACTCCGTACTGGTTGTGGAGGCTCGGGACGAGCAGGCGGTTGGCCGCACGTACCGGGTGGCGGCCCTCGGTGAGGTGTCTTCGTTCCCTGTGCTCCGGACGGTGTGGCTGGAGGAGCACAACCGGAAGGCCGTCTCGTGAGTGGCGGCGTGTTCACGGAAGCGGGAGCGTTGGCTTCGGCTTTGGGTCGCGGGGCGCAGCGTTCGCTGTCGGCCACGGAGACGGTTATGCGTCACAGCGTCCAGGTCCTGGTGAAGGGTGTGCAGTACAACGCGTCAGGGCGCCCTGGTCCCCGCGTGATCACTGGCAAGTACAGGGCTTCGTGGACGAGCGACGTGCACCGTGCGGGGCCCGTTGTCGTGGGCGAGGTGGGCAGCGCGGCACGGCAGGCACGGCGTCTGGAGTTCGGCTTCGTCGGCGTCGATAGTATCGGCCGGCACTACAACCAGCGGCCTTATCCGCACCTGGGACCGGCTGTTGAACAGACCGGGCCAGCACTGGTGCGGGCTCTCGGGCACGCTGTGGCGGAGGCGCTGTGAGTGCGCTGGCCATGGACATGGAGCAGTCGCTCGCCAAGGTCCTGGCCGAGCACGAGCGGGGCATGTTGGCCCGCGCCGTTGTCGTCGCCGAGCTTCTGGACGATGACGGCGATCGGTCGCTGTCTGTGCTGACTAGTCCCGGCATGCCGGAGTGGGATGCGCTGGGCCTGTGCCGCTACGGCGCGCTGTCCATCGAAGGGCCTGCTGCCGCGTTCTTCACTGAGGACGGCGAATGATCGACCGCGCGCCGGTGTCCGAGGCTCTCCAACACCTGATCGTGAAGGCGACGGGCCGACCGTGCGGTCTTGGCGCGCTGCCGTTGGTGAATGGGAAACCTGCCGAGGTGCCATACGTGGTGCTGTATCCGCTCGGCGGGCCAGTGGGGGGTGCGCCGCTGGCGGATGCGTCAGAGGATGCCGAACTCGTCTATCAGCTGACGTCGGTCGCTGGCCGCACCGATCAGGCGGAGTGGATGGCCGACCGTGGGCGTCGAGCCGTCCTGGAGCGCGCACCGTCGGGCGCCTGGCGGAATTCACTCGAGATACCCGGAGTTGATGTCTGGGGGCGCGAGCTCGATGCCGACGACGGCACGGACACCACCGCCTCCGCCCAAGGCGTGGTGACCAGCTCACAGCGATACCGGCTGAGCGCCACCAGTAGGACCTGACGCTCCTGCCGTCCGACTCGGACGGCGCCCAGCACGCCTGACCCAATTAGTAAAGGTGCGCGGTACCGGCCCCCTGGGGATATCGGCCGCAGAGTTCCCGGTTCGGCCCCGGGGGCGGGCACAACAACCTGCGCTGTCTGGCAGACGCCTGTGGCCGGAGCCGCTTATGACCAGATGATTGAATCCAGGGGGTTAGGCAGTTTCGTTTGGATCATCTGGCCAGAAGGAGATGCCTGCGATGTGGAGTCCTGCCAGGTAGATCGTGGCGGTCTTCTTGTAGCCGGTGGCGATGCTGGCCACTGGTCGGGGCTGTTGATGCGCCGCTCGGCGGTGTTGCGCTGCCGGTAGGTGTGGCGGTCAAAGCCTGGTGGCCGACTGCCCCAGCTGCCTCGCCGATTGCGGTTGGCGACCTGATCCGCCGGCTGCGGGATCACCGCCCGGATGGCAGCCTGCCGTATTCGCGCATCATCTGCGTCCATCCGCCGATGCCGTGGCGGTTAAGTCCGCCGCCAGTTCACCGGCCTGCGCCGCTGGTCACCGGTTGATCAGCGGCCGGAAGGCGTCACGTACGTCGGCCTTGGACTCGGTGACCTGCACGTCCGACGGCGGGCCGAGATCGGTGGGGCCGTAGGTCTCGTACTCAAGGACCTCGGGGCAGCTCGCGCCGCCGATTTGCACCTTGCGGTCGGCCACGAGCTTTCCGGTCCGCAGCTCGTAGACCTTCACGGGGATCGCGATCTTGTGGAACGTCACCTTCCTGGGGAACTGTGGGAAGGTCTTGTTCTCGTAAGGGCACGTCCGGACGGCGGTCCCGTCCTCGTCGTCGTCCGCGCAGACCACCAGCACGGCGTGGGCGGCGTCGGTGGCCTTCCACTCCGCGGGGAGCAGGTCCGCGTAATATTTGTTGCCATAGAACAGCGCGCGGTTGGTTCCCTTACCGTAGGGGGCGGCGCCGCTGTACTTCGCCGGTGTGTCGCAGTACTCGGGTTCCAAGTAGGTCGATCCCTTGAGAAGGCTGCGAACGTTCGCCAGCTCGATGGTCAGCGTGGTCTTCTTGACTCCGCCGCGGGCCTTGGCCGTGAGTGCGTCGTCGGGGTACTGGTCGAGCAACTGCTGATAACGCGTCCGTGCCTTCTCCCAGTCCTTGTCGGCCAAGAGGTCGTCACCGCATCCGACGAGCGCCGCGGGCGCGGTCCGCGTGGCGGTGTCGGCGGACCGGTCCAGCACGTTGTGGCTCGGCTTCCGTTCACGAAGCCAGTCGGTGACCGTGACGGTGTCGCAGGGTTCCTTGGCGGGCAGGCCGCTGAGGAACCCGTTCAAGACCGCTTCGACCGTCTTGTCGTTGCCGGGATCCGTGAGGACCGAGGCGAGCGTGGCGAAGCCCGCCTTCAGCGCACCGGTGTCGCCGGTCAACCCGGTGGTCAGCCTGTCCTTGGCCGTCCGCAGCCGGTGGCACGCCTGGACGGTTTCGTCGCCGCGGACGGTCAGCGGGGCGTCAGCTATGCGGTGGCCGAACCACACCCTGTCCTGGGCGGTCAACACGTCTGCGCAGTCGCCGCTTTCGCGGGCTCCGGTAACGCTCCGCTCGATCCTGGAGGCGTCGAACCGCAGGAGCCCCACGGTCAGCAGCACCGGAACCGTAACGCCGAGCGCGACCAGGCGCAGCCTGCGCACCGCGACCCGGCGAGTGCGCCTGGCCGCCAGGAACCACCCGTGCGCAATAACGGCTGCCCACCACAGGAGCACGACGACTTCGCACCACGGCCGGGCGACCGAGGCAAGAACGGAGACGAGCACGACGGTGACCACCACGGCGGCGACAGCGAGTTTGCGCCGCCCCAGCATCAGGTAGCCGACGCCGAGCAGGGACGCATTGCCAAGGGCAACCGCCAGCGGGTCATGCGCCCGACCCTCGGGTGGCGCGGGCTCTGACGGAACGGTGTGTGTCGGGTAATCCATCCTGGTCTCCCCCTGTCACGGAACGAGCGCGAGCCGTCCCTCAGTGTTTGTCCCCGTTTCCGGGACCCCTCCCGGAAACGGGGACACTCGTGACACCGGGAAAGGCGCCCTTCCGCTGGGGTTCCGGACAAGCGGGATCTTGACGGCAGTATCGTGATCTACACGCAGCAGCTCGGACTCGCCGATCTTGACTGAGGCTGCGAGCACCCTCACCGCGGAGGCCCCGCGCGGACGCCCACCCAACCCCTGGGATGGGCCGGTTCCCCGACACCACGTCGAGGGACGGGGCCACCCTCTGATGCGTAACTGGCTGCCGTCCCTGGAATCGGACAGCAGACCTTGCAGGTAAAGAAGTACTCACGGCGCGGCGTGACGCGCGTCCTCTGGCTCAGCGCGGTCGCCGACCCGGGCCATGTGCCGACTCGTCCCGAACTGACCGCCGGCACCGACCTCACCAACGCCGTTGCCGCGATCGACGGCTGGACCCTCGCCAACCAGGGCATCGAGACACCCGACCTGGGCAGCACCTTCGAGAGCAGCATCCCCGGGTCGGACAAGGCCGACGACTCCTCGCTGGGCTTCTACGAGGACAAGGTCAGCGACGATATCGAGCGGTTGCTGACCAAGGACGCTACAGGGTGGATCGTCTTCCTCCGCAAGGGCGATGTGCCGGGCTCCCGGAGCATGGACGTCTTCCCTGTCCGAGTCGGCTCCCGCTCGCCGAACTATTCGACGGACAACGAGGCCGCGAAGTTCACGGTGAACTTCTCGATCACCGAGAAGCCGACCCAGGACGCGGAGATCCCGGCCGTTGGAGCCCCACCGAAGATCGAGAAGTAGCCCGGCCGCCGCCCTTGAACTGCCCGGCAGGCCTGCGCGCGTTGCAGCGCCATCCCTCTCCGTTCCGGCGCTCCGCCGTACGGTCCGGCCGGGCTCCCCGCCTGTTTCCCCCTCATCGCGCTTCTGTGTGGAGTCCTGCATGTCCAGCACCACCCGTCCCACCCCTGCACCGCCCGCGAACGCTGTTGCCCGTGACGCACATTGGGCTCGCAAGCTGGCTCGTCTTCGTGCCCGGCAGCTTCCGGAGCACACCCTGCAGATTTGCGACGACCTGGCCGCGAAGAAGCGCCTTGAGCAGGCGAAGCTGGAGGTAGCTCGCTGCCGCATGGCCGACGCGGAGGCCGAGCGGACCACCAGCGCGGAGACGGAGCGGGCGGAGCACGACCTCGTGGTGGCTCGGGAGGCGTTCGACGAGGTCTCGCTGACGCTGACGTTCAAGGCTCTGCCCCGGCCCGTGCTGGACGGGCTGATCAAGCGGTTCCCGCCGACGGAGGCGCAGGCCGAGGACGGGGACGCCTGGAACCCGGAGACGTTCCCTGCGGCGCTGATCGCGGCCGCGCACATCGAGCGGCACGACGCCGGCAAGGCTGTCGAGGGACTGACCGAGGACGACGCCCAGGACCTCCTGGACTCGTGGCCGGTCGCCGAGTCCAATGCACTGTTCGCCGCGGCGTGGCAGGCGCAGCAGATCGTCCGTACCAGCACCGTGGAGCTGGGAAAAGACTGATCGCGGACGCACAGCTCCGGGCGGAGCTGGAGTTGTGCGACCGGTATCGGATCCCGCACAGCTTCTTCCTCGGTGCGGGTGACGGCGCCTGGTCGGAGACGGACCGGGCGAAGGCGCTCGCGTACGAGGCGTACCGGTCCAGTGTGTGCGCGAACTGCGGTACTCGGGCTGCGGAGTGGGATGAGGCCCAGGGTGGTGACCGGTACGCGTACGTCACCACCACAGTGCGGTGCGTCGGCTGTGAGCTGATCACCGCTGAGCAAGAGCAGGTCCCGGACGGGGCCGATGGGTATGGCGTGCGGATCGGCCTCGTTCCGCGCCGCCAGTGGGAGCAGCGCAAGGGGTAGAGCGGGAAAGGGGCGCGGGGAGTAAGGGCACCGTCCGGTGTCGAACTACACGCTCAGCGTGCAGATGCGCGCCGACGCGTCCCGCCTCCTGTCCGAGGTCCGGCAGGCATCGCGCGCCGTCCGCGGACTCGGTCGGGACGTCACTGCGCTGAACCGGCAGCTCGGTCAGACCGGCTCCGGTGCGCGGGGCGCGGCATCCGGGCTGCACACCCTGGGCCGGCACGCCGATGGTGCCCGCGCCGGTCTGCGCCGCGTCGGCTCGGACGGGCGTGCCTCGATGCGCCAGCTGCGGCACGGGCTGCTCGGCGCCCGGCAGGAAGCGCACCACCTGCGCAATCTCGTCGTCGGTGGCGGCATCGTCGCCGGCCTCGCGGAGATCGCGAAAGAGGGCAACGAGTACCAGCGCGCCATCAACAAATGGGGCGCGGTCACCGGCGCTTCCGGCCAGGAGATGGTGCAGGCCGCGGCGAAAGCCCGCGAGCTCGGCGCCGACCTGAACATCCCCGGTACGTCCGCGGCGAAAGCTGCGGACGCGATGCTGGAGCTGGCGAAGGCCGGCCAGACCTCCACGTCGTCACTCGCGAACGCCCGCGCTGCGATGCAGCTCGCCGCCGCCGACAACCTCTCGGCCGCAGACGCCGCCCGCTACTTGGGCGACGTGATGGACCAGTTCGGTCTGTCGTCGAACAACGCAGGCCGAGCGGCGGACGTTCTTGCCGCGTCCGCGAACGCGGCGTCCGGCGGGTTGCAGGACATCTACTACGCGATGTCCTACACGGGCCCGGTCGCCGCCCAGTTGGGCATCTCGATCGAGGACACCTCCGCGGCGGTGGCGATGCTGGCCCGTTCCGGCATCCTCGGCTCGAAGGCCGGTACGTCGCTTCGCGGCATGCTGACGAACCTGGCCAAGCCGACCGCGAACATGCGCAAGGGCCTGGCAGAGCTCGGCATCGAAGCCTGGGACACCCAGGGCAACTTCAAGGGCCTGCGGACGGTCATCGAGGGCTTCGAGCAGGCCCAGCACCGGATGTCGCAGAAGGACTTCCTGGGGGCGCTGGCCAACGTTGTCGGCAAGCCCGCCCTCGCCGGTGCATCGGCCCTCGCGCATCAGGGCGTCGAGGCGTACGACCAGATGCACACCGCGATCGCCCGTACCGGCGCTGCGGAAGAGATCGCCGCCTCCCAGACCAAGGGGCTGTCGGGCGCGGTCACCCAGCTGAAGACGCAGTGGAAGAACACCGGCCAGGTCCTCTACACGGCTGCTGCTCCCGCGCTGGAGAAGGTGACGCGGCTGGCGACGTCCGGGCTGCAGGCCGCGACACCGCCGATCGCGAAGGCGATGGACTACGCCCGCGGCCTGTACACGCTGGCCAGGCCCGGGCTTTCGTCGGCGGCGGCATCCGGGGTCGAGGAGCTCACCGACGCGTTCAGCGGGATGGGGAAGCCGCTGAAGGAGCTGACGTTCGATGCCGCTGCGGCGGGTTTGAACGTCCTGGTCAACGGCGGCCGCGCGTTGATAGAGATCCTGCGGAACGTCGGTTCCGCCGTCTCCCCCGTCGCTGAGGCGATCGGGGACCTGGGAGACGAGTCGGACGCCGGGTCGACGGCGCTCGACATGATCGTCACGGCCTTGAATCTGGTCTCTTCTGCGGCCGGCACGGTCTCCGGGGTGCTCGTGCCGATCGGGCACACCGTCGCCTGGCTCGTTCAGGGGTTTGCTGCTCTGCCCGGGCCTGTGCAGACGGCGATCATGGCGATGCTGCTGGCCCGCCGGGTCACCCCCACGTTCATGAACCTGGGCCGCACCGTGTCCGGCCCGGTGACGGGGGCTTTCCGGACTTTCGGCGACCAGATGCGGGTCCAGCAGCAACTCGCTGCCGCATCCGGGCAGTCCATCGGCCGAGTGGGGCAAGCCCTGGCCGTCTTGCAGACGCGGATACCCGTGGTCGGGCAGATGACGGCCGCGTTCCGTAGTGCCTCCGGGCCGGTCTCCGGTCTGACGCGGGCCATCGGTACCGGGCTCGGTGGCGCTGCCCGCGGGCTGATGGGCGCACTCGGCGGGCCGTGGGGTGTCGCGATCGCAGCTGCGGGTGTCGGCCTGTCGATGCTCGCCTCCCACCAGCAGAAGGCCGCCCAGGCTGCGGCCGAGCACCAGTCGAGGATCAATACCCTCACCCAGGCGCTGCGCGACTCCAACGGGGCGGTCAACGACAGCGTCCGTGCCGCGGCCGCGCAGTCGATCATGGACACGAAAGTCTTCGACGGGAAGAACCGGCTCGTCGACGTCATGTCGAAGGCCGGCGTATCCGTCAGGGATCTCACGGAGGCCTATCTCGGGCAGGACGGCGGTCTAACCGCACTCCAGAAGCGCCTGAACGAGACTGCCGAGGCCAACGTCGAATGGCTGGCCACCCAGGGTGGCGCGGCGAAGGCGTACAACGACCAGGGCCTGGCCGCAGCGAGGGCTGCGGATGCGCTCGGCTCGGTCAAGGGCGAGATGTCGCAGGCCGTCAAGGACGCCAAGGACCTCGCCGATGCCACCGGATCCGGAGGTCGCTCCGCAGCAGACGCCGTCGGCCCGTTCGGGAAGTTCTCCGACGCGATGCGCCGCCTGTCCGACAACACAGCCGACGCCGACACCCGGGCCCGCGCCCTCCACGATGCCTTGAACGTCCTGGCCGGCGGCTCGGTGAACCTGTCCGCGGCCGAGGCCCGGTTGAACCGGTCCGTGTCGGATGCTGCGGAGTCGTTGAAGGACGGCGTCGACCAGGCGCAGGGGTACGGCAAGTCGCTGCTGAACATGGACGGTTCGCTCTCGACCGTCACCCGCAACGGGCAGAAGCTGTACGACCTGTTGCAGGGGCTTTCGACGAACTCGGCGGACGCCGCGCTGGCGGCGTACCAGTACGCGGAGGCGAACGGAAAGAGCGTCCCGGAGGCGCTGAAGGCCGCGCAGCAGCAGATGGAGACCGCCCGCGAGTCGGCCATCACCACGGCTCAAGGCTTCGGGCTGGGCGCTGATCAGGCCGCGAAGCTCGCCGACGCTGCCGGGCTCGTGCCCGAGCAGGTCTCCATCCTTCTGCAGACCGCCGGCATGGACGAGTCGATGGCCGAGCTGATCGCCGTGCAGCAGGCACTCAAGGCCACGCCGGACAACAAGACCGTCACCATCGCCACCCTGAGCAATGAGGCTCGCGAGGACCTGAAGAAGCTCGGCTTCGACATCAAGGACCTCAAGGACCGGCGCGTACAGGTGACCGCCCCGACCGACATGGCACGCACGGATCTGGACGCGCTGATCGCGAAGATCGCTCAGACCCCGGGCGGTAAGCACGTCAAGGTCACGTCCGCGACACAGGAGACGATCGCCAGCCTGGAGGGGGTCAAGCAGAAGATCGCCGGAGTACCCGGCGGAAAGACCGTGACGGTCAGCGCGCCCACTGACGAGGCGCGGCAGCAGCTCGAAGCCCTGGGCATCAAGGTCACCGACATCCCGGGCAGCAAGAACGTCACCGTCACGGTGCCGACCAGCGGGCCCATTTCGGCGGCGGGGAGCATCCAGAGCGCGATCAACGGGATCATGGGCCGGACCATCGGTGTCGGCGTGTCCCTCAGAGCCACGAGCTGGGACCGGGACGGCAACGGTGTCCCGGACGCGATCCAGGCCCCGCAGGCCCGTGGCTCTGTCCTTGAGTTTTACGCGAACGGTGGCGTCCGCGAGAACCACGTCGCGCAGATCGCTCCGGCCGGAGCGATGCGCGTCTGGGCGGAGCGGGAGACTCAGGGCGAGGCGTATGTGCCTCTGGCGTCGAGTAAGCGGCCCCGCAGCAAGGCGATCGTCGAGGAGGTCGTCCGCCGTTTCGACGGGGATGTCACCTGGTATGCCGATGGCGGCCTGTCGAACTGGTCGTACCAGCCCCTCGGGGGCTCGGGCTTCTCTGTCTCGGACCTGGTCTCGAAGTCACAGCGCAAGGGCAAGGGCGGCAAGGAGCACTTCGACCTCGGCATGTTCGAGCGGAACCTCCGAAAGTCGGTCCGCACTGCCTCGGCCTGGCGCAACGACCTGGCGACCGTGTCCCGTCGCGCGGGAACGGATGTCGCCAAGGCCCTGGAGGAGATGGGCGAAGACGGTGTCGCGCTCACCCGGAAGATGGCTCGGGGCTCCAACAGGTACGTGAAGTCGATGGCCGCCCAGCTCACCAAGCTCGCCGGCACCGCCAAGGCAACGTTGGGCGACTACACCGGGCAGCTCCAGAACGCGGTCAGGGACTCCACCACCTTCCAGGACAACCTCGCCAAGCTGGCCTCCAGCGGCTACGGCGCGCTCGCTTCGCGGCTGGCGGAGCAGGGCGATGAGAACGCTGAGGCGCTCGCCGCCCAGGCCGTGCGCGACAAGAAGAAGGCGAAGCAGGCCAACAGCGCAGCCCAGTCCGCGGGCAAGACCCTCGACTCAGATCAGCTCGGCGACTTTGTGAAGCTCATCGGCGCCCTGGCCAAGGGACGCAGCATCCATGCCGTTGCCGAGTCGACGGGGATCGACGAAGACCGGCTCATCGAGATCGCCAACCGCTCCAACGGTCAGATAAGGAAAACGGGCAAGGCGGACCGGTTCCTCGCCGACCTGGTGAAGGCCAACGCTGGGAAGGCGTACGCGAATGGCGGCCTGTGGGAGCCCGGCGTCTATCCGCCCTCGGGGAATGGGCTGATCAAGTTCGCCGAACGCTCGACGGGCGGGGAGGCATATCTGCCTCTCGGCACTGCCAAACGTGGCCGGGCGACGGCCGTGCTGGGGCAGGTCGCTGACCGGTTCGGCTACGGACTCGCGCCGAAGAAGCTCATCGACGCCGCAGGCGGGCGTGCCCGGGTCGTCGTCATCCACCAGGCGCCAGCCATCGGCAGCCAGACCATCCACGTCGCCCAGACCGGCGCGACCGCGAGCGACATCGCATCCACGGTCGCCTATCAGATGCGGCGGGCGAAGCGCGGAGGCGTCCTGCGATGAGTACCGCTGAACTGAAGGATTTCCAGCTGGACTTCGGTGGCATCGTCCTCGGCCACGACACCGCCATCCCGATCGCGGAGATCGAAGGCCTCGGCCGTCCGGGTACGCGCGGCGAGCTGGTCGAGCAGCCCGGCGCGGACGGCGCATGGGCGGCACCGGACTGGTACGAGGCCCGCACCTTGCGCATCGATTGCGCGATCAAGACCCCGGGTGACCCGGCCGCTGCCCGGCAGGTCCTCGCCGACCTGGAGACCATCGCAGACAACAGGAAGATCCGCACGGTCGGCGGGGCGGTGATGCCGCTTCGCATCAAGTGGCCCGGCTCTCCGGTGCGGGTCCTGTACGGGCGGCTGAGCAAGCTCGAACCGTCATGGGAGAAGGCCGCATTCGGCTGGGTACCCCTCGATGTCGAGTTCGTGGCCCCGGATCCCCGCTACTACGCCGACTTCGAGCAAGGAACGCAGCTGCGGCTCGGCTGGCTGTCCGGCGGCGGGTTCACTGCGCCCGTGCAGGCACCGATCCGGGTCACCAGCGGCAGCCCGAACGGGCAGAACCGCCCAGGTTGGGTGACCAACGGCGGAGCCATCGACGCGCATCCGGTGATCACTGTGCACGGGCCGTGCGCGAACCCCGTCATCACGCACGTCGGCACCGGCCGCTCCGTTGATCTGCCGGTCACGCTCGCCGCCGGCCAGTGGATTCGCATCGATACCCGGCCCAGCCGGATCAGCGTGACCCGCGAGAACGGTGGTACCGCGCCGACCACTTCCCGCCTGGACACGTTCGTGCTCCCGCCGGGGCGCAGCGAGATCCGCTGGACCGCATCCGATCCCACCGCCACCGCGCGCCTCACCGTGGCGTGGCGCGACGCCTACATAGCCCTCTGAACCGAAGGAATCCGTACACCTATGACGCTCGCGCAAGCCCCTCTGCTCGTCGACGGAGCCACCCACTCCGCGCAGACGTTCCGCATGATGATCAAAGATTTGAGCCGGGGTGGTGAAGGCATCACCGAGGCCGCGGATCTGAAGGTGACGCCGCTTCCCGTGCCCGGTGCCGGCGTGCAAATCGCGGACGGGTCGGCGGTGATCCGCGGCAAGGCGAACATGTGGCAGGGCTCGTACACCGCCTACAACATCGGCGTCGCGACGGTGCCGGTCGCACCGACAGGTGCAACACCGCGCTCGGATCTGATCGTCCTGCGGATCACGGACCCGGAGTTCGAAGGCGGTCTCGATCCAGCGAAGGACCAGATCAACGTCTTCGACGTCATCCCCAATGTCGCTGGCACCGCCACCACCGTGCCCAAGGGCGTCACGGGGATCGCGATCGCGCGCCTCGACATCCCGGCGAACACCGGAACCATCACGGCGGCGATGATCCGCGACCTGCGCAAGGTGGCCAATCCCCGCCGCGAACGCACCCTCTACACCGCTTATCCGAGCAAACTGACCAAGGCATACAAGGACGATGACAAATGGCATAACTGGCCGCCCGAGGCACGCTGGACGATCCCGGTCCCGGACTGGGCCACCAAGCTGATCCTCACCGTGACGATCGCCGGGCTCCGTATGGACTTCGACAGCCTCTACGGATACCTCCAGCCGGTCTTCGGCACCATCGAGGGCCAGGACACCATCGTGGACGACAACCAGGGCAAAGTCGTTCGCCGCGGCACAGCTCTCGTTGCCGACACCATCACCCTGCCCGCCTCTTACCGGGGCACCAGCCAGGCTCTGTACCTCCAGGCCAAGATGTCGAAGGACTGGAAGGGCGACCTCGGCGCGGACGCCGGCACCAGCATCATCGCCGACGTGGAGTTCACCGAGGGCCCGGTGTGACCTACCGCTACCTCACCCAGAACGCCCTGACCGGCGAATGGCTGTCCCCCCACCTGCCGCTCAGTGGCGTCGAGTTCGGACCTGAGCTCAACGGGCCTGGCCATCTGCGAGGGACGCTCTCGCCACGGTTGGCGTGGCTGCATCCTGAGCTCGCGGATCCGGGCAACACGCTCATCTACGCCGAGCGGAACGGGATTCTGCGGTGGGGCGGGCTCATCTGGCAGGCCGAGCCCGAGGGCAACGCGCTCAAGGTCGAAGCAGCAGGCTGGTCCTCGTACTTGCACAGTCGGCACGACCTGGACGGCGAGCTCGGCGGGCGTGGCCCGTACGTACGCGCCGATCCGTGCAAGGTCGCCCGGGACATCGTGGCCTACGCCCAGTCCATCCCCGATGGGAACCTCGGCCTGAGCGTCGACTCCACGGTGTCGAAGGCAACGGTCGGTACCCCGGCGGAGCCGTGGCACTCCCGATGGTGGGAGACCCCGGTCCTGGGCGAGCAGCTCGATGACCTGGTGAAGGGGCCGGACTCCCCCGACTACACCTGCACGACGTGGTGGGACAGGGACCGTCGGCCGGTCCGCCGCATTCAGCTCGGCTACCCGCGTCTGGGGGCCCGGCGTACGGACATTGCGTTCTCGAGCGGCATCAACATCATCGACAGCCCTCCGGTCATATACAGCGCGGACGAGTACGCGCAGGTGGTCATCGCCACCGGCACCGGCGAGGGCCGCTCACAGCAGCGCGCGATCGAGGCCGTCCGCAACCGCAGGCTCCGCCTGGAGCACGTCCTGGAGCTGCCCGAGGTGCGCGGACGCGACGTCCTCGCGCAGCGGGCGAAGGCGGAGAGGGCGTGGCGGCAGACCCTCGGCCAAGTCGAGGAGATCACCGTCCGCGATCACCCCTCCGCACCCATCGGCTCCTGGCAGATCGGCGATGACGTACGGGTCACCGTCCGCGACCAGTGGACGAACTGGTCCGGCTGGTGCCGCATCACGGGCTTCACCATCCGCCCCGACACCGAGGCCGGCGAGACGGCCACGCTCCAGCTCGACCCGGCGGGCGCCCACCAGTACGGCACTGCCGCCTGATCACCCTCAAGGAACATCGCTTGCCCACCGACATAGGTACCCGTCTCGCCCGGCTGGAGAGGCTCCTGCGGAGCACTGTCCGCGCGCCCAAGCTGGTCAACGCCAGCATCGAGAGCGGCGCGATCGACGTGTACGACGAGAGCGGCTCCCTGCGTGCCGTCGTCGGCCAGCAGCCCGACGGCACGAGCGGCGTCGTAGCCGTGAACGGGCCACGACCGCCCACCCCATCGGTCCCGGAGGTGGAGCCGGTCCTCGGCGGACTGCGCATCACCTGGGACGGCAGCTTCGCCGACGCGGCTGCCGCACCGCTGGACTTGTCTCGCGTGCAGGTGCATGTGCTGACGTCGGCGAGCATGGTGCCCGATGCGCGGTGGCCGACGGCGACGATCGAGGCCGCGTCCGGCGCCTCGGTCACCGTCGCGGTCAATCACTACGGGTCGCTGTGGGTACGGCTGGTGGCCGTCAACACCTCCGGTGCCCCCAGCATCCCCTCCGATGCTGTCCATACGACGGCACGCCGTGCCGTCTCGGGTGATCTCGGCAATGCCGTGGTCCAGCAGGGCCACATTGCGGTCGGGGCCATCACCACGCCTCATCTGGCGGTCGGCTCGGTCACTCCCGATCAGCTCGCCGTCGGCCAGGGAACGAATCTGGTGCCGGACCCCGGGTTCGAAGGTGCCGCGACGGCCAACGTCGTCGCGGCTGCCGGGCCGGCGTGGTCGTTCGCTCCGGGCAACCGGTCCGGTGTGGGAGTCCGGCTCGACTGCACAGCGGACACGGCCACGCACTTCACGCTGCCGCTGGCGGCCGTACCGGTGCTTGCCGCTTCGCAGCTGTTCCTCGGCGTCGACATCCTGGCCTCCGAGAACCTCACCGCCCAGGCGCTGAAGATCCTCGCCCGCTGGGAGACCAGCACCGGCGAGGTCCTCGGCTATGGCGTCGCCGAGTCGACAGCCCTCAAGGCAGGTGTGTGGCAGCGGGTTACCGGTCAGGTCAGCGCCCCGCAGGGCACCACCCGCGCTGTGCTGTGCCTGGAGGCTTCCGCGGCCACGGCCGGATGGTGCGTCTTCGACAACGCGGAGGTCCATACGATCTTCGGCGATGCGACCGGTGGTGCTCGCGCCGAGCTCGGCCCGCAGGGGCTTCGCCTGTTCGACGAGGACGGCGAAGAGGTCGTCTCCCTGGTGTCCGGGCAGGCGAACTACCTGACGCTGCGCGACGGCACCACTCGCGTCGCGGCCATCGGCTCCACCGGCGACGCTTCCTTCCAGGACCTGAACGTCGCGGGGAAGGTCACGATCGGCGGCGACGACCTCACCGAGCTGTACAACGGGCCGCGCGGCATCGTCGCCATGGACTGGATGGCCGCAGGGGTGAAGACCACCACCGGCACCGAGATGGGCTACGTCGAGCTGGCCTTCGACGCCGAAGAGGGCCGCATGTACCGCGTCGTCTACAACGGCACCGCCGAATGCTCACAGACCGGCGGCTCCCTCGTGCTGCGGCTGAGGACTGGCTACGCGACCGCCCCGTTGATCAGCTCCCCTCAGTTGCAGGAGGCCCGCCATCCGCTCACCGCAACGCGCCGTGACGTGCGCCTCGAAATGGTCAGCCCGTGCGCGCCGAACGATCTCATCCGCCCGGGCCGCAACCGACTCCTGCTGACGTTCAACAGCGACAGCGGCGCCCCCTCGGGCCAGCAGGTGACCCTGACGGGCGCGAAGGGCCGCTTGGGGCACATGACGGTGGAGGACATCGGCGAGCAGGCTCCGGACACCGGCGTCTACAACACGGGCGGCGCCGTCGTGCCCGATCCTCCGGTGAAGGTGCAGCGGACCTATAAGGCTTCGTGGTCTGGGAGTTACGCGAACCGGTCCGGCTACAACTCGTACTACGGCAGCCAGATGGTGGCCGGCCACTTCTCGGCGAACAACGGCACCCAGGCCGCCCTGGTCGGGTTCGGCGGCAGCCTCGCCAAGGACCTCGATGGCGCGAAGCTCCTCAAGGTCGAGGTGTATCTGTACGCCAACCACTGGTACTACGCCTCCGGCGGCACCGCTGTCCTCAAGGCCCACGGCCACGCCTCACGTCCGGCCAAGTTCACCGCGGACCAGAGCGGATCGAAGACAGTCACCGGCTGGGCTCGGGCGAGTGGCCGTTGGGTCGACATCACCTCGATCTTCGACTCAACGAAGTTCCGAGGCATCGCCATCGACCCGAACACCACCAACAAGACCTCGTACGGCAAATTCGACGGCGTGGGAAACGGCCACCCGCCGGCGCTGCGCGTCACCTACATCAAGTAACCCAAGGAGCAAGCACCTGTGGCCGCCCTGTACGGAGACCTCGTCACCAACGGCACCTTCACCAACGGCACCAGCGGCTGGTGGTCCGGCGACCCCAACATGGTCACCCTGAATGCCCCGGGCATCGGCCTGGAGGCAAACGCCACCACCGACGCCGCCAACCTGTGGGATGCACCGTTCGGGCAGGACAACATCGCCCTGCGCTCCGGCTGCACCTACACGTTGACGTTCACCGCGCGCGCCAGCCAGCCCGGCACCACATTGCGCGCGCAGGTCGGTCTCGGCGCGGATCCGTGGACGGCCGCGGTGGACCGCACGGTAACGCTGCCGGCGGTAGACACGCACTTCGTCCTCACCTTCACTTCCCCTCTCGACACCACGGCGGGGCAAGTGAGTTTCCAGTTCGGCCAGGGAACAGCGGTCACCGTCTACCTGACGGAGGTCCGCCTGACCTGCTCCACCGTTCGTGAAGGCTTCTACGCCGACCCGGATTCCAACGCCGCGAAGTGGGTCGCCGCGAACCCCGCCGATCCCCGGGCCACGAAGATCGCCCGCTCACTGGTACGGCGGCCGACCGCGAAGTGGTTCGGCGACTGGAACAAGGACATCCGGGCCGACGTGGACGCCTATGTGACGGCTGCGGCAGCGGCCGGTCGGCTGCCGATCCTGGCGGCCTACAACATGTTCAACCGGGACAACGGTGGCCAGTCCAGTGGCGGGGCCAGGTCCCCCGAGGAGTACCGCACATGGATCGACGCCTTCGCTGCGGGCATCGGCGACCGCCCTGCCCTGGTCATCGTCGAACCGGACTCCCTCAGCCAACTGGGCAGTCTCCCCACAGAAGTGGCGCGAGCAGAACGGGCCGGCCTCGTCGCATACGCGGCCAACGCGCTCGCCGCGCGTCCTCTCGTCCGCTCCTACCTCGACGGGGGCAACGCCACCTGGATCAAGCCTGACGACATGGCCGCCCGGCTCGCGGCAGGCGGGGCAGCCAGTGCAAGGGGTTTCGCGATCGGTGTGGCGAACTACGACTCCACCGACGTCTCCTGTACCTACGGGCACCAGGTCGCCCAAGCCCTCGCCGCACTCGGCGTAACTGGTGCACGGTTCGTCATCGACACCTCCCGCAACGGCAACGGCGCCATGGACGAGAACGGGCAGCACGTCGACTACTGCAACCCGGCGGGCCGCCGCCTCGGCGTCCCCTCCTCGATCGGCGTCGGTGGCGCCGAATACCTGCTGTGGATCAAAGTCCCCGGCGACTCCGACGGCATGTGCGGCGTGGCCCCCGACGTTACTGCCGGCACGTTCTCCCCTTTCCTCGCCGAGCACCTCATCGACGGCCGGTAGAGCCCAGCAAGAGGGCGACTCCGTGCGAATTCCCGCTACAGGCACGCCCGCGTCCGCCGAGCACTGCGACGCATCAGCGGGCGGTGGTTCATCCCATCCAGTCAAGGCTCAGAGGATGGCGGCCGGCCCGGAAATCCGCGCGACCCCGAATGATCCACTGCTCCAGTTCGGCGAGGCAGTCCTGCCGATCACGGTCGGTGGTGTCGAGGATATGGGTCTGCCACCTCGGGTCATTGGCCGTCCACGACGTCCACCGATGCCAAGCCATAGTGGGCGCGCCCTTGTCCATGATGACCTCGGGGCGATGCTCGGGATCTTGTGCGTGCCCCCGATGCCAGGCCGCCCAGTTGATGTACGCATCGATGGCGGCTTCCGACCAGCGTCCCGGATCACGCACGTCCAGACGCCGACGTCGTTCAGCATCGGCCACGTCGACCAGGCACATCGCGATCCCGTCCAGCAGAGGTGCCGATGGCGCGGCCAGGATCTCGCCGAGTGGAGTCTGGCCAGTCAGCAAAAGGTCAACGCCGTCGGCCTGGTACTCGAGCGTGCGCTGAATCCACTCCTCGGTGATGTGGTTTCGCCAGTACCGGGAAGGGTTCTGCGGGACGCCGCTCTCGTCCATCTCGTGGACAACGAGCCGGTCAAACCGTTCCCCGACAGGGAAGGCGAGCGTGGACTTACCCGAGCAGCTTGATCCCGTGAGTATCAACAGCATCCAGACAAGCTGGCAGGAAGACGGCGCGCGCTGCCACCGGATTTCCCTGCTGCGATCACGTCGCCGTAAGAATCACCGGCCCCCTTGGGCCCCGTACGATCGAAGCAGGGCGCGGGGCCGCCGGGAGTGATTGCGGTGTCCGTACCGCCGAGTGCCGAGCCCACGCTGTGGGAGCTGCACCGTGCCGTCTCGCAACTGCGTGAGGACCTTCGCGGCGACCTCGCACAACTCGCCGCACGCCTCGACCAGGTCGTCACCCAAGACGTGTACCGGGCAGACCAACGAGCGGTCGATCAGCGCATCAGCCAGATCGAGGCTGGCCTGGCCGGGCTTCGCGGTGAGCATGATCAGAGCCTGGAGCGGGCCGAGCAGCAGCGGCGCGAGGACCAGACGCAAGCTGCCGCGACGAGGCGGCTGGTGATCTCGTCCTTCGTGGCCCCGCTGCTCCTCATGGCCCTGCAGCTGTGGATCGTCTCGCGCGGGACACCGCCGTAGGCAGAGGGTCGAGCATCCTCAACTTCAAGATCGGGCGCGGGGAGATATCGAGCGCCGACGTTGGCAACACCCCTGAATCCTGACCGGCTGGTCGCGGCACTGCGCGCAGAAGGCGTGCGGGTCGTCGAGCGTTCCGGCTGGCGCACCCACAACCGAAACCACAAGGGCCCGTGGGGCCCTGTCCGCGGCGTGATGATCCACCACACGGTGACGTCCGGTACGAGTAACACCGTCAGCATCTGCGAGCGCGGGTACGAGGGCCTTCCGGGTCCGCTGTGTCACGGCGTGATCGCTAAGGACGGCACGGTTCATCTGATCGGAAACGGCAGGGCCAACCACGCCGGACGCGGAGACAGCGATGTCCTCCAGGCCGTCATCGCCGAACGCGCGCTGCCCACAGCCAACCAGGCTGATACAGACGGCAATACATCGTTCTACGGGTGGGAGTGCGAGAACCTCGGCGATGGCCACGACCCGTGGCCGGCCGCGCAACTCGATGCGATCGAGCGGGTCTCTGCCGCGCTCTGCCGGCTCCATGGCTGGAGCGCGGCGAGCGTGATCGGCCACCTGGAGTGGCAGCCGGGGAAGGTCGATCCCAAGGGCTTCGCGATGAGCTGGCTTCGCGGCCGGGTCGCGGCTCGCCTGGAGGGGCGCCCCATTGGAAGAGAGCCCAGCGGGGGCTCCGCTGGCGGCACCACGTACACGGTGAAGAGCGGGGAGACGCTCTCCGGGATCGGCAAGCATCTCGGCATCAGTTGGCAGTCCATCGCCCAGACCAATGGCATCACCGCGCCGTACGTCATCACGGCTGGGCAGCGGCTGAAGATCCCCGGCAAGACCAGCGGAAAGACGTACCCGGCGCCGCCGTTCCCGGCCGGGCTCGCCCCGGGCCGTAACTCGCCCTCGGCCAAACGACTCCAGCAAGCCCTCAAGGACACCGGATGGCTCGACCGGTCGGTGCCGCTATCCGACAACTACGGCCCGCAGACCCAGAAGGCGGTCTCCGGCTTCAACCGCAAGCACAACCTCCACACCACCGGCTGTCCCAATGACCCGGCCATCGGCCGACGCGGCTGGGACCTTCTGCACCAACTCGCCTACGGGAACCGACCTTGATCAACGACTTCATCCATGACCACAGCACCCGCCTGTACGCCATCGCCGCTGCGGCGCTTTCGCTGATTGCCTACTACGTCGATGGGCTGCCGACCGGGCTAATCCTTGCCCTGGTGGCCGCGATTCTCGGCACCGGCGAAGCGGTACAGCGCGTCGAGGACCGCAAGACCAGCAGGGCCCTGCTCCTGGAACCGCCACGCACCATCCAGGACTGAACCCGGTCAGCCCGCCTGCCCCTCGGACCATCCGATGACGGACGCGGGCTTCAGTCTTCCTTGTTCAACCGCCATCGCCCCTTCCCAGTCGGAAGATCGGCACCGACGGGGGACGCCTCGTATGCGTCCAGTGATGCATCCTGTGGATTGTGGAACACGCTCTACCGGAAATCCCCACGCCTTCGCATCGGAGCTACGGGCAGCTGGGCGGAGCCTCCACTCGACTCGGAACGGTTCACAGTCGCCTTTTCGGCTTCGCTGTCGGTCTTATAGACATGACCGAAGTAGCCGACCAGGCTCGCCACATGGGCCACCGGCCCGGACGCGGACGGGGGGTGAGGGCACCGTGGTGCGCCGCTCTCTGACCCGTTCCATGAGCCTCGACCAGATCGAGGCTCTGTTCGACCGCACGTACACGGAGTGCAAGAAGCACGTCGAGGCCGTCATCGCCCCGCTGGCTGGGCCGAATGCCGACGTCGATGCACTCAGACAGGAGACATTCGAGCGTTTCTACCGGATGCTGCTCAACGACGAAGTGAAGGACGTCAACCCGAAGGGCCTTCTCGGGCTGCTGCGCCAGATCGCGTCGGGAAAGGCTATCGACGCCTTCCGCGCCACGGCCCGGCGTCCGGTTGACACCGTGGACGAGTTGCCGGACGCCAGCGCCTGGGACACCGTCGCCAAAATCCACGGCCCAGAGGTCGCGTACGAGCACGCCGAGACGCTGCGGGCCATCAACCGGCTCAGCCCGGAGCTGCGCGAGACCCTACTGCTGCGTGAGTACCTCGGCTTCTCCCGCGAGGTCACCGCCGAGATCCTCGGCATCAAGCGCGCCTCCGTGTCCGCCAACGTACGGCGCGCCAAGGAGCGGTTGCGTAAGCAGACCGCAGAACCCGAACTGCCCCACCTCAGCCTGGAAGGAGGAACCGCATGAACGCCAACGACCGCGACTGGGACCGCCGACTCGCCCAGCTCAAGCAGCTCGACAGCGCCCTGGTCCAGCACTACCAGGACCAGCCCGGTGACACCGCCCGTGAACTGGCGGCATTGCGCGCGGCGTCCGCCATCGAGCGCGACGCCCGGCGCGCCCGCGCCCCCGAAGGGCGAGCCCGCTCCTGCCGGACCCGTGTCGCAAACTGCATCCTGACGCGGCTCACCACTCCTGATATCCGGGGCGGTTCCCGCCGGGCCCGCGAAGCCCGCGCATGGAAGCGCCTCAACATGGCGGCGCACACCGCTCCCAAGCGGTATGCCCGCCGGGTCCGCCGGGCCCAGGTATGGGGTCGCATCCTCACCGTGGGGTTCGCGGCCGTGGGTGTCCTGGGTATCGCCACCGGCATCGGTTTCCTCGTCGCCTGGGCCTTCTCCGGTGGGGAGGACACTTCCGCGGGTACGGAGGCGCTCGCCCCCCTCATCATCGCGACCATGCCCGCAGTGATCTTCCATGTGGGCAGCGTCATCGCGAGGCTCGCTGCCGACCAGGAGCGTAGGCCCGCTGATCAGGCACTGGCGGCGATCACCCGCAGTGTCGACGTCCTTCTGGGTCGGAAGGAGCGCACGTGACCAAGAACCGCCAGCCGCCGCAGCAGCCGTACCTCGAACTGCGCGTCGGCGACTTCCATCTGACGCTGCAGCGCCGCCCGGTCCGGGTACTGACCGTGCTCACGCTGCTGCTGTGCCTGAGCGGCGTATGGACGCTGGGTGGCGGCACCTTCCCGATGCTGTAG